GAACTTGGTCTTGTATTGTCAGCAGCGATAGAATCTGAATTAATAAAACAAAAACGTCCTGGAGGTTTACTTGCATAATGGCTACCTTTCCCTCAATCACTCCTACCTACGGAGTTCAGAAAAGGTCACAACCAAATACTAGAATTGTTCAATTTGGAGATGGTTATGAACAACGTGTTACTTTTGGATTGAATCAAAACCCTAAAATATTTAATTTAACTTTTGAGGTGTCAGAAACAGATGCAGATACGATTGAAACTTTTTTAGATGCCAGAGCAGTTGATAGTGCCAGCTTTACTTTTACACCACCAGGAGAATCCAGTTCTTCTAAGTTTGTATGTGAATCTTGGAATAAATCAGTTCCATATTTAAATCGAGCAAGAGTGCAAGCTACCTTTAGAGAGGTGTTTGAACCATAATGACAATTCCAACTTCTGAACTACAGGCTATAGCTCCTGGTGCAGTTATTGAATTATTTACTTTATCACTCAATTCAACTTTGCATGGAGATTCCACAATTTATAGATTTCATAATGGTGCAAATTTAAGTGCCAATGGAGAAGTTGTTTGGGATGGTAATTCGTATTTAAGATTTCCCATCGAATGCACTGGATTTGAATTTGGTTCAACAGGAACTTTACCTAGACCCACAATTACAATTAGTAATATTTTTGGAACAATAACTACTATTATGCAAGACGTAAATACAACGACTGTTGGAAATGATTTAAATGGTGCAACATTAACAAGAATCAGAACTCTTGCTAAATTTTTAGATGCTGTAAATTTTACTGGCGGTACAAATCCTTTTGGTACACCAGATCCTACAGCAGAATTTCCTCAAGAAATTTATATATTGGATCGTAAAGTTACTGAAAATAGAAGTGTTGTCACATGGGAGGCTCAATCTGCTTTGGATTTAGTAAATGTAAAATTACCAAAAAGAATTGCTACTAGAGATATTTTTCCTGGTATTGGAGCATTTTTAGGATGAGTTGGAAAGATATTGTATTACAACACGCACAAGAAGAATCACCGCAGGAGATTTGTGGTTTGTTAACTATTTATAAAGGAAAAGAAAAGTATTTTCCCTGTAAAAATATAGCCGAAGATAAAGGAGAATACTTTATTTTAGATCCTGATGATTGGATAAAAGCTGAGGACGAAGGTGAAGTTGTAGCTGTTATACATAGTCATCCGAATTATCCACCATATCCTAGTGATGCTGATTTAGCTAGTTGTGAATATTTAGATTTACCTTTTTATATTGTCACTCCAGAAACAAAACAATGGTATTTCTTTAAACCTTCTGGTTATAAAAAAGGATTAATTGGTAGAGAATGGGTTTGGGGAGTACAGGATTGCTGGAGTTTAATACATGATTGGTACGCAGAAAAGAAACATATAAAATTAAAACATTGGGAAAGGCCAAAAAGTCCTAAAGAATTTAGTGAAAATCCATTATTTGAATATGCTGCATCATCAACAGGTTTTATTGAATTAGAAGATACGGTAGATTTAAAAGAAGGCGATGTTCTTCTTATGGACACAACAAATACAGGTAAATTAAATCATGTTGCTTTGTATTTAGGTAATCAAACTATTCTTCAACATTGTGTGAAAAGACTTAGCTGTAGGGAACTATATGATAAAGAACATATAGACTGTACTAAGAAGAGGTATCGCTATGCTCAGTAAAATTAAAGTTTACGGAAGATTAGCTCGATTTTTAGGAGAACGTACATTTGAAGCTGAAATATCATCACCTACAGATGCATTTAAGTTTTTATTAGCAAATTTTCCCAGTGTAGAAGCTCATATTATGGAACAAAGCTATTGTGTAAAGATAGGAGATTATGAGATTAGTGAGACTGAACTGGACATTCCAGTTGGTCAGCAAGAAATAAAAATAGTGCCAGTAGTTGTAGGAGCAAGAAGAGGACTTGGAAGGTTTATATTAGGAGCAACGCTTATTGGTGCTGCTGTTTTTGCTCCCACAGTAGGATTAGGTCTTGGGCAAGGTACAAGTGCTTTTCTTTTTGGAACTAGTGGTGGAGGTGCTTTGTTAGCAGCAGCAGGAAATTTGGGTATTTATTTAGCATTACAAGGAGCAGCACAAATGCTGACTTCTACAGAAGAACTTGGTGGAGCCTTTGACGATCCAGCTAGTTTTACATTTAATGGTATACAGAATACGATAAGAGCAGGTGTTGCTATTCCAGTTGTATATGGGGAAATATTTACAGGATCTCTTGTAGTATCAGGAGGTATTGATACAGATGATTTCTCAGGTTAATTATGTTTAAAGTTGCTGAAATACATCCTGGAGCAGGACGAAAAGAAGTTCAGTTAAATCCTTTTAAATGGTTTAACGGTGGTGGTGGTGGTAGTGGTATATTGTTCTTTAATAGTGCCATACAAAGTAAACAGGCAATAAATCTTATTGAAGTAATAAGTGAAGGAGAAATTGAAGGTTTCCCTTCGGCATCAGGATTAACAAAAGGAACTAATGCATATAGCAAGGCAGCTTTAAAGGATATATTTTTATCATCGACACCTATTGTTAGACCAAATGCAGATCCAAGTAATATTACGGAAGCTGATTTTAATTTTAAAGGTATTAAATTTGAGCCTAGATTTGGAACTTCAGACCAAACTTTCATAAAAGCTATTAGTGATATTGAAAATGAAGAGGCTGTAGGAGTAAAAGTAACTAATGCTTCACCTGTCACCAGAACTATAACTGAGTCAAACATTGATGCTATTAGGGTTACAATTACATTTGATGCACTTATAAATATAAATGAAGAAGACGGAAAGAATGTAGGAACTTCTGTTGATGTATTTATAAAAATCACTGAAAATGATGGAACTGTAAGTCTTTTTAATAAAAATACAGATAGTGACGGACCTGAAATTTTACCTAATGGTCTTTTTGGTCTACTTCTCTTTCTTTCCTCAGATAATTCAAAATTTACTATTGCAGGAAAATCAAGAAACTCATATAGCAGAGATTTTTTAATTCCTATTAAGGATAATGCCTCTTTTCCACTACAGGTAACGGTTGGTCGAGATTCTGCTGATAGTACTAGTGAAAGGATTACTGATACATTTTCATGGTCATCTTTTACCAAAATAATAGATGAGCAAAGACCTTATCCTGATATAGCTCATCTTTATTTACGCTTTGATGCTGAACAGTTTCCTACTGTTCCAGATCGTATGTACAGGATTCGTGGAGTTAAGGTTAAAATCCCACATAATGCAACTGTAGATTCGACAAATGGGAGATTAATCTATAGTGGAACATTTAATGGAACGCTTACTACTGCTAAACATTGGACAAGTGACCCTGCCTGGATATTATTTGATCTTTTGACAAATAGCAGATATGGGTTAGGAGATCATATAACTGAAACTCAACTTGATAAATTTGCTTTCTTCAGTGCTTCTGTTTATTGTTCTGAATTAGTTGATGATGGAAACGGAGGCCAAGAACCTAGATTTAGCTGTAATGTAGTTCTTCAAAAAAGAGAAGATGCATATAAAACAGTTATGTCTCTTAGTTCTGTAATGAGAGGCATGACATTCTGGAGTGCTGGATCTCTTATTATTACGCAAGATAGACCTACAGATCCAAGCTACTTGTTTAATTTATCAAATGTTACTGCGGAAGGATTTATATATTCTGGAACAAGTTTAAAAACAAGATCTACCGTTGTATCTGTGTCTTACTTTGATATGGAAAATCAAGAATTAAATTTTGAAACTGTTGAAGATACCACTGCTAAAAATAAATATGGAATTATTCATAAAAAAATTACAGGTTTTGCTTGTACATCAAGAAATCAAGCTAGAAGATTAGGAAGATTTATTCTTTTTGAAGAACAAAATGCTACAGAAACAATTAGTTTTTCTACTGGATTAGCAGAAGGAGTAGTTGTTAGGCCAGGACAGGTAATTGAAGTAAGTGATCCAGTGAAAGCGGGTTTGAGACGAGGAGGTAGAATTAGTTCTGCAACAACAAATACGGTAACGGTAGATAACACATCTGATACAGATTTAGATGCTACAAATAGCCCGACACTTAGCGTCATAATGCCTGATGGAACGGTTAGCACTAAAAATGTTGGTTCAATAAGTGGTGCGGTAATAACACTAGCAAGTGGTGAAAATTTTCAAATGAAAAATACAAGCGGTACTTTGGTTGATACTGCTCCAAATTCTAATAGTGTCTGGATCTTAGAGAACACAACTTTACAGACTGCTCAATGGAGAATTGTGAGTATTACTGAAGATAAAGATAATTATGCAGTAACTGCAACATCGTATATTGAAGGAAAGTACGCTTTTATAGAAGATGGATCTCCATTACCAGTAAGAAATATAACCGTTTTAAATGAATTGGTTGATTCTCCTATTGGTGTGAATGCAACAGAAGAATTTTTTGTAGAGAATGATAAAGCAAGAACTAGATTAACTTTAGACTTCAATCATAATCCTCAAGCTAGTGGATATGAGATTCAGTTTAAAGTTGATGATGGTAATTTCACAACAGTTAGAACACAAAATTCAGAGTTAGAAATTTTAGATTCATTACAAGGAAGATATGAATTTAGGATATTTTCATTAAATTCAATATTTGAACCTTCTTCCAAACCAACAACTTTTACTTTTGATGCTTTAGGAAAAACTGCTTTACCAGGAGATGTGCAAAACTTAAGAATAGAACCAATATCAGATCAATTTATAAGATTACGTTTTGATAAATCTGTAGATCCTGATGTAATCCATGGTGGCAACGTAGTCGTAAGACATAGTAATTTAACAGATGGTACTGGAACTTTTACTAATTCTGTTACTTTAATACCTGCCGCACCAGGTTCAGTTAGTGAAATAGTAGTGCCCGCAATTGATGGTGAGTATATTTTAAAATTCAGAGATGATGGTGGAAGATTAAGTTCAGGTGAAGCATCTGTCGTTGTAAATAATCCTGATCCACAACCTAAACTATTAGTTTTTAACGATAGAGAAGATACAGATTCACCTCCTTTTTCTGGAGCTAAATCTTTTTGTTTTTTCTCCGATGAAGTCAATGGTCTTGTTTTGGGATCTACTGAGACTCTGGATGATGCAACAGATTTTGATGCTATAGCTGATTTTGATTTTATTAGTGATGTGGATTTCTTAACAGGTGGTAGTTATGATTTTGCAAAAATTTTAGATCTCGGTGCTGTCAACCCTTTACGTCTAACAAGGCATTTTGTAACACAGGGTTTTTATCCTAATGATCTTATTGATAAGAGAACAGCAAATGTAGATACATGGACAGATTTTGATGGAGCTACTGCTTTTAATGTTAATGCGAAATTA